ACTCCTTGAATCCGCCAATGTCAGGAATGACCTGCGGAATACCGACACCCATCTGCTCAAAACTACAGAGACCCCAGCCCTCGCCGTCCGCAGTACTTACACCAACATTCGCAACATTGTAAAAGAGATTGATTTCCTCATCACGGAAGGTCATATCCTGGCTGCTAATCATGAGACGATTGGCGAACATCTCGACAGCAACACCACGCATCTTCAGTTCACGCTGGAAGATTTCAAAGAGCCACCAGCCACCCTTCTCACCCTTGTCGCACACACACATCAGGAAAATCGGCTTCGTCGGATTCTTTACCAGCAACTCTACAAACGCCATGATAAGAATGTCATAGCGCTTGCGCGGCTGATTGCGGTTCAGATTCAGATAGACAAACGCATCATCGGGAATACCCATCTGCTTACGTACCATTTCACGCGGCACAGTGAAATAGAGCTGCTTATCGAAGCCATGGAGAATCAGATCGATGGGACGGTTGACACCCTGGTCCTTGAGGCACTTCTTCCAAAAACTTGTGAAGGCGAAGACACGGTCCGCATCACGATTAATGATGTCAATGTAGCCCTGGAGCTGGCATGTATACACCTGGTCTACATAGAGCCAGATCTTGAAGTCGCGCTTGATACCCGACTTGCGAATCTCCTCCAGGAATTTCGCAACAATTGACATATCATTATAAATCATAATGACATGCGGCTTCTTCTTACGAATCACTTCAGGTAATCCCGCAAAACCGAAGCCCTGCGCCGCCGGCTTCTCAAGTGCTGCCGCATCAATGACATCTACACCAGCAGGGTAAGGACGGTAGTTCGCAGGTGCAGTGGGGAACTTCTGGAACCCATAGTGAGTTACAGAGATATCCTGGTGCTTGGTGAGTTCACGGATAAGGTTGTGACTTACACGGCTATATCCAGTGTACTGCTGGAGGTGAGTGGATACAAGCATAAAACGGAGATTACCAGCCTTCGTATCGACTGTCTTTGTATCGTTGCTCTTTACAGAATCAACGAGTAATGTATTTGCCTTGAATTGTTCAAGAAAAGGTGCTGCGGGTGCTAGGATGGATGCTGCGGGCTTAACCGTGCCAGTGGGTGAGAGCTGTGCCTGGATACTCTTCAGGTACTCGGGGAATGAATCTGCCATCTAGAACAGCTAGTTTTCTCGACTTTAGATAGGTTTATGTAAATTTGATAGTATAAAAAAGATAACCTAAGGGTAAAATGGCATCGAGTTTATTCCAACACAACTTGACCCAATCATTAACTCAAACAGTACGAACGTTTGGACCTACATACTATATTGTACATGGGATTCTAGGTGGTGCAGGAATGGCATATGCTGTACAGAGAGAAAAGTACCTACAAGTTCCCCTTGCGTTCTTCTTTCCGTATTTCTATGGTGGATATCATGTCTATAAAAATAAAGATTCTGTGATTCAATGGGTTCATAAATGTCCGAGGATCTCTATGGTTTTAAGAACACCTACCTTAAAAGAGTAATGCGATCTTCACGCTTCCAGATGAATTCGATTATGAATTCATTCAGAAAAAAACCATATGTGAAGTCAAAGATTTCCGCAGCACTGAGGGAGCAGGTATGGCTTCAACAGAATGGACGTGTATTTGAAGCTAAATGTGCGACCACATGGTGTGAAAATAAAATCTCTGTTTTTGATTTTCAATGTGGACATGATGTACCTGAATCAAAAGGTGGTCCAACAGATATTAATAATCTCTTTCCAATTTGTCCAAAATGTAATCTTTCAATGGGTAATCAATACACACTGAAAGAGTGGTCTGCGCTGCATATTCCTGTAAAATCAAAATCGAAGCCAAATCCGTTTGGATATCTCTGTTGCTATTCAACGGCAAGTATTACCACGGCCACCAAGTAAACCAAGAAAACCAAGAAAACAAAGAGCGCTTAGCGACTGTAACAGGTGCGGCAGCAACCACTGCGACCGCAGGCTCGACTTTGAGTTCATCTGAAAGAAAAAGCGCCGAGCAAGGACCCTTTCCTCGCCATTTTTTTGATAATTTATGAAAAAGATCCGCAAAGACTACATTCAGATCACGAGATACTATGGTCTCAACACAGAGAATCTTTGTAAGAAATGCTGCCTCCGCACCAGTACAACCTGCTGCTGCTCCTTGATGAATAACACGTTCCATCCATGTATTCCAAATTGGATTTTCTAAAGGATCGGGCGCAGTATATTCATCTATACTTACATCCATGATGAATACAAGAAAGTGTAAAAGACCGAGTAAGCGACCCTCAGGAAACCAATCAAAAAAGCGAATTTCAACACCGTGATTCCAATGTTTATTAAAATTAATATCGAGACCGATTGTCTTTAGAGCCTCATATCCCGAATTTTTATGATAATTTGTATACCAAGATGACCTAACTTTATCTACATCAATGCTTACAATTTTCCCCTTTTCCATTTTACTCGTATCATAGGAACCTAGCCCAATATAGCGTGACATTGCCGCACGTTGTGAACCCGCGGAATAGAGGTCAGGACGTATAGCCGACAAGGAATCCGCAGAACCAAATACACCTACTAAGAGTGGTTCAAGCCACTGGATATAACGAATCAGAGTACAGTGTTGTTTTTCAAAAAGAGGAAAATCAGCAATCTTTCCTTCAGAATTTAACTGTGTGGGAAGTGTAAGATTAATATGATACGTTCCATTATTGAAAATAGCAAGATTATTTTGATTAGTTGCCATAACAGCAAAGCCGTAGTTCTGCTTCGCCCATTGTATTGTCCCATGCTCATGAAGTAGACACTTATCCGCAAATATACCCTGTATTGCATTTTGAAAGCGTTTTCGTGATTCCGTGAATTCCGTAAACACTTTTTTTATAGTTGCCTTGTAAAAGTCTTGGGTCATAATTTCAATGCTGTCCCCATCAAATGTATAATTTGTTTCATAGAGCTTTTCAAAAAAGTCTGGTTCTTTTATTTTTAAATTCTCAAAAATAGTTTTTCCTTGGAATTTTGGATTGGGAGGTGTGCCTTTTTTGTACAGAGTTTCATGTTCCAGAAATTTATCTGTTTTTGTAAGTACATGTGCATTAATAAGAAGTGGAACTCTGAAGAGTGGGCGTTTCATTGTCAGAAGTTCAAGCGTACTTTGAAAGAGATCCGGTTTATAACTAGTATAATAATTTACACTGTAGCGTTCAGGACGATGATTCTTTATTACAAAATCACCAGATATTTCAACTGACCTTGACATTTCAAAATAGGACTCACATTCAATACCGATTCCCCAGAAAAAATCGTCCTTAACATAAACATCTCCATAGCGTTTATGTTTTTCAAGAACAGTATTTACTTGATCTAGCCTACCTCCCCCCATCTCTATATGACCTCTTTCTTTGCTTTTTTCACTAAATACGGAGAGTAGACCGAACCTTCTTTGCGACATCAAGCTTCCACCGCCCGTATCCATCTAAAATTCCATTTCGATATTGTTCCATTACATCAGGGGTTGACGAAAGTTGGAACATAAGTGCCGCCGCGTGGTCCCATGATGGTAAATCAACAATCGGAAGCCACGGTTTCAGATGCCGCTCAACAAAGAGTTCATCTCCAGGTTGGCGAATGTATACAGGAATACAACCGCACTCAAGTGCTTCATAGAGGCGATACGTTTCATGATTATTTCCCGCAGGAATAGGAATAAATCGACTATCAAGTAATATATTGAGATATTCATCCTCCTTGAGCATATCAGGATCATTCCACTGCGTAAACCAACGTACTGAATGCGGTTTAATAAGAGTTAGATTCTTCATTGCTTCTTGACGTCCACGCCAATCCGTACCTGCAAAGGACCACGTAAGTTCACGGAATGGAAGTCTTGGCGTATCCGCAAGGGGATTCTTAATTCCTGCGTTCTTTGTCCAATGATATCCAAGCGGAATTACTGTAACTTTATCACCGTAGATTTCAAGATCATCGCGCCAGTACATACGGACTACACCCAGACACTGGCTTAATCCATAAAACTCAATCGGGTCTGACATAAATTCATCGCTTAAATGAATCACGTAGAATTTCGTATTTGTTTCAGCCAAGCGTCGAATAATCGGCATCCACGTGCTCCAGAAGGGTTTCATTACAAAGAGAATTGGTTCATCCTTTGGCAAGGCATCTCCAATACTAATATCATCTGTGCGTAAATCCTGTGCATCACCGAATATCTCCTTCAACCACTTTCCTTCATATAATAAAGTCAGGTCAATTCCTTGTTCTTTCAGCTTAAGAATGCGTCGTCCCTTTATCTTCGGAGGTGGAGCTGCACACGGTAGATAATTAAGAAATACTTCTAAACAGATTCGTACATGCGTTGGCCAGAGTTTTCCTGCTTGAGTTGCTGAATCTGTAAGGATTGTCCACTGTTTATGGAGTTCCGCGAGTTCATCTTTTGAAGGAAGACCCGCAAAACTATCCGCGCGCACTGATTCTATGAAAGGAGCAAACTCCTCATCTGTCTTTTCACACCATTTGGGTTCCCATGCGCGCATAATTTGAAAGGCAATTTCACGAGCAAGAAGGGGTTCTCGTAGCCGAGTTGATGAATGAAGCTGTCTCCAGAGAGGATGGGAATCAGGTTCAACTGCTTTCTTTTCAATAGATTCTTCTTTACCTATTACCAGTGAATCAAGGAGTGCGCGTGGAATATCAATGGGTACATCCATACGACTCATTGATTCGCAGTCAACTGTATTAAAATGTTCGGTGTTATTCCAGAGGTCACTGTCAAACGCATCGGTGCGGCTAAAATCATTGAATGCGGATGCCTGGTAGCGAGGATCATCATCTTGATAACATCCAGCTACAAGCGGGTCAAGGAAATACATATTCAGAAACTCAACCGGATTACAGAGCATATGGTCCGCACTCGTCCAATATCCATCCTTTGCCATAAGAATCTCAATCACCTTTCTCGCTCCTTGCTTGCTGAGTACATAGGAGTAGGCACACCAGTGGAAATAGCGATTCG